CTACGGGAACAGTTAATAACGTGTTTGATGTTTATCCTTGGCTGCAGTCTTACCTTGGTGCTTACTGCCTTGGCGGTAGTGGGAGCTATCAGGTCCGTACTGTGAGGGGTTGAGATGGCAGGCGCACTCGACAGTCTGTTCAAAAGCGTTGCCAAGTCGGTTGTTGCCGACCTAGGCAAGTCGTTTGACCACACGATCACGTACACCCGCAAGGCATCCGCCAGCTACAACATCAGCACTGGCGCAGTCACCTCAACGGACACCAGCTACTCGTTCGACGCTCCAATGGAGTTTGTTAACTCCGACGAAGAAGCTGGCTACCAAGAAAACGTTGCCAAGCTCTACATCACCCCTGATCAAATCGGCGACAACCAAGCCACGCTTCAGGACGAAATCAGCCTTACTTACGCAGGATCTAGCCGCACTGCCAAGATCCAGGACATCCGCACCTACAAGGGCGATCAAGAGTACATGTACGTTATTCGGGTGGTGTTCTGATGACGCTCGTAAACGCTCGCGCCGCCCTGGAAAGTGCTATCAACACTGCTGTCGTCGCAGCAGACAACACCGTGTCGGTTGTCTTCGACAACATGCCGTTTACGACCCCTGGCAAATCCAAAAAGTACGTGCTGGTCACGATCAACTTTGACCAAGCCACAATCCAAACCCACGGCGCAGCCGTCGATCAATACGCTGGCACGGTCCAGTGCGGCATCTTTACCCCCAAAAACAAAGGCACGGCTGCTGCTGCAGCAATTGCTGAGTCAGTAATTGACGGTCTAACGTCCGTAAACGCTTCGGGCTACAGCGACACATACTCTTCAGTCCCCCGCGTTGGCACGATCACCGGCCCAACTGCGATCTCCACTGAAGACCAAAGCCATTTCGTCAGCGTGATTCGCTGTAATTTCACGGCAGTCTGATGGCTAAGAAACCACTAAGCGCCCTGACCAAGGATCTTCGCAAGTTTGTCGAAGATGGTCGAGCAGCTGCTGGTCCGATCGTTGTTCGCAGCCTGCAGATTGAAGGCCCTTGGTGGACTGGCAACTTCGGTAGGCGTTGGAAGCTTCGCAGTGCGCCTGTCATGCCCGTCGATTACAAAGACGGCCTAAATCGTGGCTGGCCCGGAGACCAAACAAATCGTTTTTACCGCCCTGTGCCTGAACTTCGCTTGTCTATCGGACAGACGCTGTATGTCGGGAACTCAGTTTCCTACGCAGGTTTTGCTGTAAACAACCCCAACGCCACAGTCACACGACCTGACGGCACAAAAACAACGTATGAAAACCACGCAATGAGAGCGAGGATTACACCGCCCTCTAAAAACCCTGACTGGTACAAGGTTTATACAACCACTGGTGGTTTATTTGATGACCTAACCAAAGGTTTCCGTGCTGCCGGAGCGAAGTAGGTTATATTGTATTAGTTGACCTAATTTTATGGCAGTCGAACGCGCTATCGACAAACTCCGCAAGGCGTTTAGGGTCGATGCCCGCAGCAGCTACGCAATCAAGAGCGGAGACGAGCTAGTCCTCAAGCTCTATTGGACTCCACTAACAATTGCCGACCGGGATCGTATCAACAACATTATTGGATCACTAAAGCTTCAAGAAACCGACAACAGCCTGGACTTTGCGATCCAGATGGTCATCGAAAAAGCAGAAGACGAAGACGGCAAAAAACTGTTTCAGTCAGGCGACCGAGCTGCTATCCGTAACCAGCTTCCGATGAACATCGTGCTGGACATCATGGCCAAGATGCAGGAACTGCCGGAGGAGGCGAACCCCGACGAGATCAAAAGCGACGCTCTCTGACAACAACTACCTCTTTCTCCAGTTCTTCATAGCTGAAAAGCTCGGCATGACCCTTACCGAGCTTCGCAGCCGTATGAGCACGGAAGAGTTGTATGGCTGGAGCGCGTATTGCAGCCTTAAGTCAGAGCTAGAACAGAAAGAGATGGACCGCGCACGCGAAGCGGCCCAGTATCGTCGCGTGCGCTAACGTGGGAACAATGTTCTAGGTGTGGTCGTGGCCGGAGCTGAGTACGAAGTAAATATATCCCTAAACACTAAAGGTATTGACGGGCAGCTCAAAGGTCTAGAAACGCGCATCAACAAGATGCGTCGCAGCATTAACGGACCCCTTAGTGCTCTACAACGTCAAGCAACTTTAGAAGATAGGATAAAAGCAACTCGCGTTATATCTTTTCGTTTAGGAACGCAATTAAATGCGTTGGAAGAAAAAGGTGTAAACGTTGCTAAAATGCGTAGGCAGATAAAGGCAGCCACAACAAATATAGAGAGAAAAGAACTTGAGACAGCACGAGCCAGAAATAAAATTGTAGGCGATTTTATTAAACAAGAGGAGCGTGCATTTAAAACTGGTCAGAAGAACCAGCGCATGCAAGCAGAAAACATAGACGCGTTAGCCAACGCTCAAGCTAGGCGTTTTAGTTTGATGCAACGCATCAACCGTTTAGAAGAGAAAGGGGGAAAGACAGCCAAACTTCGTAAAGAAATGGGGCGTCTTACTACCGAAATGAGTGATCGTAATTTTGGTACATTTAAGCAAATTACTAGAACGCTTTCCCGGCAAATAACGCTAGAAGAGTCAAAATTACGTACACAAAAAGAGCAAACAACGCAAATCAATAGGCAAGCATCTGGCACTCAAAAACTGTTTCAAAGCATTGCAAAAGCAGGCAGAGAGTCTGATAAAATTTTTGGTCCGTTGCAACGCTTGGGACAGGGTTCCATGGTTGCCGGAGCTAATGAAGCAAAATTATTAGCCGGTAGATCTGGAGCGCCTAGTTCTCCGTTAAGCGCAAGACCTGTAACGCGAGCATCAGCGGCTCAAGCAGCCCAACTTGTCGAAGCGCAGGTCATTGCCAGGGCAAATTTAGAAAAGAAAGCAACTGCGGATGCAGCTGCTTTCAAACTGCGCTCAGATAAACGAGTGCTAAGAGCAGCACTAAATAACGATATGATTGAGTACAAACAAAAAGTTAATGATATTGTAAGACTTACAAATTTAGAAATAAAAGAAGGTAATAGAGCTGGAAGAGCGTTCGACAAAGAACTTAATCGTCGTACCAGGGCAAGAGAAACCGGGCAGAGAAAACGAGGGCAACGTGCTGGAGATGTCGTTCTTGGCGCAGGTTTTCCCTTGCTGTTTGGAGGTGGTCCGGGGGCTGTTGTTGGTGGTGCCTTAGGTGGTGCGCTGGGGGGCGGCCTAGCTGCACAGATTGGTCTTAGCGCTATTGGTCAACAATTTGATGCGATGGCTACTAAAGCCATAGAGCTTGGACAAGCGTTAAACCCTGCTGCTTTCAACTTAGAACGAGTTACTGAAGCCGCTGGTTTTGCTGGAACAGAAACGCAAAACTTCTTGGAAAAAATAGAGCAGTACGGAGATAAAGCTAAAGCGGCTGAACTTGCTACAGAACTTTTACGCGCTCGAATTGGTGACGACGGTGTTAAAGCTTTAGAGGCTTTCGGGAAACAAGCAGTTGTTCTTGGTAATAATTTAAGCGTTATTTTTACTACTGTGTTGGCAAACATTGCCAAAGCAGTTCAGCCCCTTCTTCAATCGCTTTCAGAACGTTTAGGAAAAACAGCTGCTGTAAGAAGATTTCAAGCGCAAGACCCGTCTACTCTTGAAGGTCTAGACAAACTTGCGTTTGATATTTTAGATCCACAACTAGGTACTAAGGGCAAGAGCCCGTTTAAACTTTTTGATCGCGACAAACCGATCCAACTTTTTGGCACAACTCCTTTTGAGCAACTGCGTAACCGTGCCACAGAACTGGGGTTACCGAAAGACGTAGACCTTCGTAAGTTTGCGACTGAGCGAGCAACCAAGGCCGCGCCAGGTTTTGAGATGCCTGTTTTAGACAGAATTGAGTTTGAAGCTGGTTTAGTTGAGCTGCCAAAAGATCGTAGTGCTCGTATAAAGCGAGAAAATATGATCGCGGCTAGTGAGCGACGTATTCAAAACCTGCAAGCAGAGGCAGAAAAGACAAAAGAGATATCACTCATCCGTGGTCGGATTGCAGCTGCAGAAGAAGCGGGCGACAAGCAGCTGGTGGAACGCCTTCGGGGAGAGGAGAAAGCTGCGGAGATTGTCCGCAAGAAAGCCCGTCTGCTGTCTCGTATTCCAAAAGACCTCGACGCGCAGCAACGACTCACAGAAGAGCTTGCGATCAACGACACCATTCGTGCCGAACAGCTTGCTAACCAAGAGGCTACGCAACGGCGCATCGCCAAAGTTATGCGTGATGAGCAGCTAGAGGCGATCAAACAGCAGGAAGAGCTGTACAAACAGCTGGGCGACACCGTTAAAGACGGCCTTGTGGACAGCATCAAAGCTGCGATCGACGATACCCGCACGCTCGGGGATGCCCTAGCAAGCATGCTGAGCCGTCTGTCAGATCAGTTCTTGCAGCTTGCTGCAAACATGGCGTTCTACGGAAACGCCCAGGGAATACTCCGCAACGCTCAGGGCCAGCGCACAGGCGGCGGCATCTTTGGCACCCTCATTAACTTCCTTTTACCCGGTCCACCTGCACCGCTACCTACTGATTCGTTCGCTGGGGTACCCAACGACGTTTTAGACAGCATCTTGGGCGAAAGGGCTTTAGGAGGTCCAGTTTCTAGTGGCAGGTCTTACTTAGTCGGTGAACGTGGTCCTGAGCTGTTTGTCCCTGGAGCCCAGGGCAACATCGTTCCAAACAATGCCATGGGCAGCACTAGCGTCGTCGTCAACGTCGATGCGTCCGGAACGGAAGTACAGGGCAACCAAGGTGGTGCTGAGCAGCTTGGCCGCTTGATTGGTGCGGCGGTACAGGCAGAATTGATTAAGCAGAAGCGACCTGGAGGACTCCTTACCCGCTAATGGCTACTTTTCCTTCAATCAATCCAACGTATGGGGCGCGTAAGCGTAGCCGCCCCAGGGTTCGCAATGTCCAGTTCGGGGATGGTTTTTCTCAGCGTCTGACGTACGGCCTTAACCAAGACGCCAAACAGTGGAATCTGACGTTTGAAGTTTCAGAGACCGACGCCGACACGATTGAATCGTTTCTTGAAGCACGCGGTGGAGCGGAAAGTTTTGACTGGTCGCCACCGGATGAAACCGAAACCTACAAATGGATTTGCCAAGACTGGTCAAAGTCCATACCGTATCTGAACAGGGCCACGATCACCGTTACGTTCCAGCAGGTGTTTGAGGTATGAGCGAGCTTTTTGAAAACCTGCTTACGTCTAGCCCGTTTGCAGTTATTGAGCTGTTTCAACTCAAGTTGGACAACGCTATTCACGGAAGCAATGAAACGCATTACTTTTTTAGCGGCGTCAATCAAAAAACTACTACTGGCCAAATAATTTATGCAGGCGACCCTTACATTGCTCTGCCAATTCAAGTTGAGGGATTTGAGTTTAAGGGTGATGGAACGCTGCCTCGCCCGTCGCTAAGAATTGCCAACACCAACAGTTTTGTCACCGCTGTGCTGTTGTCGGTAAATGAAACGACGCCAGGTAATGACCTTACTGGCGCAAAGGTAACTCGAATTAGAACGTTAAGTCGTTTTCTTGACGCAGCTAACTTTGACAACGACACCAACCCCTATGGAACGCCAGACCCTACGTCTACGGGCGAAATGCCCCGAGAGGTGTATTACGTTGACCGCAAGGTAAGCGAAAACCGAGATCTTGTTGAGTTTGAGCTGGCATCTGTGTTTGACCTAGAAGGCGTTACAGCGCCTAGGCGTCTTGCATTAGATAACATCTGCCAATGGACTTATCGCGGTCCTGAGTGCGGATATACAGGCAGTGAGTTTACAGAAAATGACGTTGTTGAAGTTACTCAGGCTGCTCCGAGCTTGACCTTTAACACTGGCGACAATCAATTAACTGCAGGCAACGAAATATTCGAAGGACAAGAGCTAGTTTCGTCAAATGGGTGGTACAGACTGCGAGTACAGCCTGACGGTAATTTAGTCATCTACGACAAGGCGGGTACGGCGATTTGGGACCATGGTCAAGGCGTTAGAAATGCACAAAACGCTGGCCAGTACAGGCTAATAATGCAGGCTGACGGCAACTTGGTGATGTATGACCGTCAGACCAATGAAGTAATTTGGACTGGGCAAGATACGAACCAAAAGGGAGCAGTATCAACGCTTTCTTTTGTGGCATTTTATCCAGCGGATAAGCTAGAGGGACGTCGCGGGTCGTTTGGCTATGAAGTCAACGGTAGAAATGCGAACAGCGCTTCCGACTCCAATACGGTTAGAAAGACTTATACGTTAGGAACGCGAACCCTAACTGTTGACCTTGCATTTACAGGCTCTTCGTTGGCTTCCGAGGGTCATCCCAACCACTTCAGCGGAGAAACGTTTGTTTGGAGCGTTCCAACGGTAACTTTTGTTAGCTCAACGGGTTTGTTTACTCCTGACGAAACAGTCAACCTTAATGAAAACACGAGTTCCAACAATCCATTTAAAGATACGTCTTTTGGAGAGTTGACCGTTGTTGGCATTGCCGTGCAAATCACTGGCACGACTGGCTTTACCAATAACGTTGCTCAGCTGGGCAATGCAGGCAAACTAAAGGTCATCGTAACTGACGTTAGCAGCACTGAAATTGACATGAATGGGGTTTACATTACGGCTGAACCTTCGATTACAACGACTACCAACCTTCCACCTGAAGATACCTGTGGCAAACGACTAACCAGTTGCCACAGGCGTTTTAAGGATGATTCAAATGGACTACCGTTTGGATCGTTCCCGTCACTTGGTCGCAACATCGGATGACACAGTGGAAAGCTGACGCACTGACTCATGCGTTAGAGGAGTCTCCACGCGAAGCGTGTGGTTTGGTTGTTGTAGTAAAAGGGCGTGAGCGGTATTGGCGTTGCGAAAACTTGTCTAACGACGGCGACTTTTTCGTGCTGTCTCCAGATGATTATGCAGATGCAGAAGAGGTTGGCGAGGTAACAGCTGTATTTCACAGCCACCCCAAGTCACTAGCACTTGCGAGCGATGCAGATCGCATGAGCTGTGAGAAGTCTGGACTGCGTTGGTATATCTGCAACCCCGGCTCTGGAACGTGGTGCAGCATTGATCCAAACGGCTACAAGGCCCCTTTGATAGGCCGTCAGTGGGTGTGGGGCGTATCCGACTGCTGGACATTGGTGCGGGACTGGTATCAAGAGGAGCTGGGTATCGAGCTGCGTGATTGGGACCGTCCTAGAGACAACATGGCGTTTGACTCTGACCCAATGTTTGAGCGGTGTTTTGAGGAAACAGGGTTTTATGACGCAGAGACAAGTCAGCCAGAAAAAGGAGACCTGGTGTTTATGCGTTTAGGCGATTCGCCCGGCTTAAATCATGTTGGTGTGTATGTAGGAGAGCAACGGCTTCTGCATCATGTGAAGGGTCGCCTGTCTAGCCGAGACATCTGGGGCGGCTATTATCAAAAGAACACCGGTCGCATCGTCCGTTACCGAGGAGGGCAGTGAGATGATGCGTGTAATCAAGGTCTACGGGAAGCTGGCAAAGCACCTTGGTCAGCGCAGCTTTAAGGCCGTAGCACGCACTCCTGCTGAAGCAGTTCGTTTTCTTGTTGCCAACTTTCCTGAGCTTCGTTCCGTTATGAGGGACGACAGCTATGCCATTTCTGTGGGGCGGCATCAGCTTCCGATTGGCGACAAGCCTGAGTTTTTGCACTACCCAGCGGGCAGTGATGACACCATCAGGATTATTCCAGTAATTACAGGTGCTGGCGGCAACTTCGGAAAAATTTTGATGGGCGCTGCCTTGATCGGCCTAGCGTTCGTTCCAGGCGTTGGTGCTTTATCTGCAAGTGCAGCAGCCGCAGGAACTGCCCCAGCCGCCACCGTGTTTGGAACGGGGCTTACAACGCTAGGAGCAATGAGTTTTTCAATCGGAGCATCATTGGTGTTGCAGGGGATTGCAGGGATTATTTCGCCTGTGCCTAAAACGCCAGAGATGGACTCCGATCCACGCGAAAACTTTAATTTTAGTGGCGTTCAAAATACGTCTCGATCTGGTGTTGTGGTGCCTGTTATTTACGGTGAAGTCGTTACAGGCAGTATCACGATTTCAGCTGGCCTAAACACCGAGGAGGTTTGATATGGCTGACAAGCTTATTGCTGGTGCAGGTGGTGGCGGTGGCGGCAAAGGCGGCGGTGGAGGTGGTGGCTCTGCTGACGTTACGCCTGACAGTCTTGATTCTCGTCAGATAGCCCGAGTCGTTGACTTGTTGTGTGAAGGCGAGATTGAAGGGTTCCCGTCTGGCAAAGAATTTAATGGCCAGTTGTATAACCGTGATACTGCCGAATATAACTTTGGCGCACTAAAAGACGTTTTCTTTGACAACACACAGGTGGTACGGCAGGGAGCCGACCCTTCAAACCAGCAACCTACTGATTACAACTTTGACGTAACGACAGATGCGGTTTATGAGTTTAGGTATGGCCAGCAGGATCAATCTGTCTTAACTAACTTAGACGTTCTCAATCAAGCAACATTTTCTGTAAACACAAAAGTTGCTAAGGACACGCCAGTTACACGAACGATTACAGACACAGACACTACCGAGATTCGAGTAACGGTTGGAACTCCAGCACTGCAGATCTTTCAAAACGATGGCGACGTAGACGGCGCAGTCATTGAGTACGACATTGAGGTGTCGTATGCCGGTGGTACGTTCTCGACAATATCTGATGGCACAGGTTTTAAGATTGAAGGCCGGACCAATGATTTGTATCAAAAGAAGCACAACTTTGTTGTGTCAGGCAGTTTCCCCGTTGCAGTTCGGGTAAAGCGGACGAATCGTGATGCTCCACCGTCAGGAGACTCAACTGAAAACAGCGATTTTTTCTGGTACGACTACACGGAGAAAGCTAATTACAAAACGCGCTATCCAAACAGTGCGTTGTTTGGTTTAAAAATCAACGCTCAACAATTTAGCCAAATACCGCGTCGGTCTTACCGTCTTCGTGGTTTAAAAGTTCAAATCCCTCATAACGGAGTTGTTCAGGCTGATGGGCACATCGTTTACACAGGAACCTTTAATGGCTCTCTTGGAGCGGCAACTTGGACCTCAGATCCCGTTTGGTGCTTATACGACCTGCTGACTAGCAAGCGTTATGGGTTGGGCAATCACGTCGAAGCAGCAGACCTAGACATCTACAGCTTTTACGCAGCATCTCAATACTGCAATGAGTCTGTTGATAACTTAAACGGCGGGGTAGAGCCCCGGTTTAGCTGCAACGTTGTTATTCAAACCCAGCAAGACGCTTACAAGCTGATCAACCAAATGTGCTCTGTGTTCAGAGCCATGCCGTTTTGGGAAGCTGGAACGCTTGCTTTCTCTCAGGACCGCCCAGAAGACTTTACTTATATCTTTAACCAAACGAACGTAACCGAGGCCGGGTTTAGTTACTCAGGTTCGAGCAGGAAGACACGTTACACCTGCGTTTCGGTCAAGTGGTTTGACAACGACGTGAGGGAGTATCAGTACGAGTTGGTTGAAGACAACAAAGGGATTGACAAGTTCGGCTATGTAAAAACGTCGATTGACGCTTTTGCTTGCACCAGTCAGGGACAGGCTCGTCGTCTTGGTGAATGGTTGCTTTACACCAATGCTGAGGAAACAGAGGTCGTTACGTTTGACACCGATTTAGCTGCAGGCATCACTGTTCGTCCAGGGGATCGAATCAAAATTGCCGATCCAGTGCGGGCCGGTCAGTCAGTATCTGGCCGCTGTATTGCTGGTTCTACTACAACGTCAATCAAGCTAAGTCAAAGTGATACCGATTTGTTTGGGGCGGCAGCGCCTTCTAGTTTTACGTTTAATGCAATTTTGCCTGATGGGAGCTTGGGGTTTGCAGCAGGATCAACCATTGTCGGTAACACCGTTACCCTTGGCTCTGCATTTAGCGCTGCTCCTACGGCTGGAGCGCCGTTTTCGATTGGTTGGCAAGATCTTCAGCTGAGCACTTGGCGTGTTCTGACTGTTATTGAGAACAGCGAAGGCACCTACACGGTTACTGGGTCTGCATACAACGAGAACAAGTATGCCCACATCGAACGCAACCAGATTCTGGAACGTCGGGATGTCAGCAATCTCAACGACCCACCAGAAGCCCCGACCAACCTGCAGTGCCGCGAAATTTTGTACGAAAGCGCTGGTTCAGTGCTGCAAAAGCTGATTATCAACTGGCAGTCTTCCAACAGATCCACTTCTTATGAGGTGGGGGTTAGCGTCAACAACGGCAACTTCAAGCGTGAAACCACGCGATCAGTTGACCTAGAGGTGTTGAACAGCAAGGTCGGCACGTATCAGATTGAAGTTGTTGGCATTGGATCGACGGGGAAAAGATCACAGGCTGCTGTGCTAACTTTTAACGCTGTTGGCAAGACAGCTGAACCTGCCAACATTGCCAGCCTCAACATTTCACCTGTTGATTCTCATACGGCTGAGCTGTACTGGCCGCAGTCCACCGACCTTGACGTGCGGGTTGGTGGAACGGTTGAGATTAGGCACACGCCTCATACTGACGCTAGTGCTGTTTGGGGTAACGCTCAAGACATTGTTCCCGCAGTCAATGGCAGCAGCACCAGGAAAATTGTGCCGCTCAAGGAAGGCACTTATCTGATTCGCGCCAAAGACTCCATCGGCAAGTATTCCCCAGATAGTGCTATTCCTAGTGTTGTGGTGGACTTGCCTGAGCCGCAAGACCTAGAGCTAGTTCAGGAATACTCAGAGCATCCAAACTTTACTGGAACATTTACAAATACGTTTTTGAGTGCCGCCGAAGGCGGGGTTGCCTTGATTTCAGACGGACAGATTGACGACATCACCGCTGTTGACGACGTAACAAGCATTGACTTCTTTGGTGAAACCGTTTCCAGCGGTGAATACCAGTTTGCGAGCACGCTCGACCTTGGGGCGAAATATGACGTTGAACTGCTTTCGGTGCTTCAGATTCGTGCGTTCCAGCCAAACGACACTTGGGATGAGCGCACTGCGCAAATCGACACTTGGAGCGACATCGACGCTAATGACCTAAGCGATACTGACGTGCAGTTGTACGTGCGAAGCACCAACGACAACCCAAGCGGTAGCCCAACCTACGGAACGTGGGAGCCGTTCGTAAACAACACAAAACGCGGCAGGGGCTTTCAGTTCAAAGCTGAGTCAACGACCACCAACGTCGCTCAAAACCCGTTGATCGAACAACTCGGCGTCAAGGTCAGCCTGCAACGCCGCACAGAGCAGCAACGGAACATTACATCTGGAACGTCAGCCAAGACCATCACATTCCCGTCTGCGTTTTACAGCGTTCCAAGCGTGGGCATTACAGCTCAGGACTTCGATGGCGGCGATTACTTCCAGCTGAGCAGCATCAGCAGGACCGGCTTCACCGTGACGTTCAAAAACAGCTCCGATACAATAATCAGTAAGGTCTTTGACTATCAAGCCGTTGGTC